ATCAGCCTACAAGGCCAAGGTCAAGTCCGGCCGGTATGAGCCGAATGGGGAAATCAAGCCCGAGGCGCTCCCGACCTGGATGCTTGATGATGTGCAGAAGACGTCGATGACGACGTTCTCGGGCACCGACAAGCGCATCATGATCTACGAGTTCTACGACCTCGAGAGCAACACGGTCGTCCACTACCACAAGGGGACCGACCACGTGCTGTTCAAGGGACAGCTGGACTTCGTTCCGTTCAGCATGTTCTCTCTGAACCACAGCGGCATCGACTGCACTGGTCTCTCCGAGGTCCAGCTGGTCCTCGACCAGCAGACGAACATCAACCAGCTGCTGACCCTGTGGAAGCGCATCACCTACCTGAACGTCCCGAAGATTCTGTACGATGCCGGGAAGATCGACAGCTCCACGCTCGACAAGGCGATGGAAGCAATGGTCGGTTCGTTCGTGCCAGTCGACGCAGAAGGCGTGGACGAAATGCGGAACTTCGGAGCGCTGTTCTACGAGATGCCTCGTCCCCAGGTACCCGAGGCCATCATCTCGTTCATCAGCCGTCTGGAGGCTGACGCAGCCTTCCAGAGCGCGCTGGCAGAAGCCGCGCGTGGCCAGGTCGCCGGAGCCAAGACCGCCACTGAGATGGCCATCATCGACGCGCAGATGCGGACCAGGCTGGCGACCCGTGAGGGCCACCTGAACACCGCCCTCGAAGATGTCGCTGCGAAGATGTTCTACCTGATGCAGCGCTACATGAAGAAGCCGAAGATGGTTCGCCTCTCCGGCAGCGATCTGTTTACGCACCTCGGTACCCAGCAGCTCAAGCAGCTGCAGATGGACTTCGAGATGGTGTCGTACAACCCCATCCGAAAGAACCCCGCAGTGCTGCTCGAGACCCTGCAGGCGATGATTCCACTGCTCGCCCAGGCTCCGAACGTCGACATGTTCAAGCTGTTCGAGGAGCTCGTCAGCGGTCTGGGTCTACCCAACCGCATCATCATCCCCGAGGCTCAGGCCCGGCAGGCAATGGCGCAGGCTCAGCAGGCCGCCGCGGCTCAGCAGCAGCAGGTCGCCAAGGGCGGTGCTGCCGTTCGCGAAGAGCCGCAGCAGCCGCAGCAGCCCGGCGGTCAGCAGCCGACCGAGCGGTCCGTCTCGCAGGCTGAGGCCGGTGGCGAGATGGATGACCTTCCCCCCGAAGTCCTTGCAGAAGTCCAGCGTCTGGCTCAGATGCAGGGCCAGAGCCCGCCCCAGTAGGAGACCGACATGGCCGAGCAGATTTCATTTTACGACCGCCTGAAGTCTGACTTGTCGGACGAGGCGATTCGTCCGACAACCCCGCCGTCTCCTCAGAGCCGCGCGGCCACTTCGTTTGCGACTAACTACCAGCTGGGGGCAGAGCCGGGGAGGATAACTCAAAGTATCCTCGACAAAGCGAGACGAGAGGGTGCGGTTGACACAAGCGACTTGACGCGTGCGGCCTTCGAAGCAAATCGCATGGCCGAAGACATGCTGCAGTCACCTCGAGCGCAGACAGACCCTACGTTTCGCGCGCGTATGATCAACAGACGCGACAACATGGCCAACCTCGCAAGACAAGTCGATGTTACTGACGAACGAAGCGTTCGGGGAGCCACCAACCGACTACGCGCCCTTGCCCAGTCACCAACAAGCTCGCGAGTGCCGCGCGGTCAGCCTATACCGGATGTCCCGCTCGGGCCTGCTCGCGCTTACACGCCTACGCCGTTGCGGGCTGGAAGTAAAGTCGGCCCAGCCATCCGCGCGGATGAAGCCTTGATCAGGCGTGTAGGTGATCGTGTCAGTGGGATGGACGTGAGCAGCCCGACATACGAAAGTGACCGGGTGCTGTCTGAGTCGTTTGACGAAGTTAGTCGCGCAACCGACAGAATAACTCAGGCGGATCTGGACGATTTCAATCGGCTTAAAAAAGAAAGGCAAATCCTTAGCGGAATGCCTAGAAACGCAAGGAAGAAGCTTAAGCGTAGCATGCTGCCTCCGTCAGACTCTCTTAGCCCACAACTCGACCTGTACCGTAACACCAAGAACCTGATCAAGAGCCACGGCACTGACGCTATTCGCGCCGGGAAGAGCGCACTGGGCAGCCCCGCTGTCAGGCGCGGCCTCGGCGTTGCCGCAGGACTCCTGGGGTCAAAGTTCGCGCTGGCTGCGACCAGCGGCGGAGCCGATCTCGTGATGGAACTTGCCGTTGGTGCTCCGCAGGCGTTTATCGAGGGCTACAACCGCAGCCAGGACCCCTACGAGCAGGTCAAGTACGTCGCAGAGGGGTTGGGTCCGATTGACAAGTTGCAGAGTAAGTCGCTTGCCTCGCTGAGTTACGACGACGTGGTTCGTCTGCAGCAGGAAGGTCACCTGACCCCCAAGGCTGAGCAGCAGTACCGCCAGCACGTGATCGAGACCGAAGGTTTTGACCCTAACGAAGTTTACCTCATGGGAGCTGGAGTTAAGAAGCCCAGGGTTGTCCTCGATGAAATCGAAATCACTGCCGATTCTCGCGCGGAAGACTAACGAGTTTCGTATCTCACGACCTCATCGGCAAGAGCGTTTACGCCACACCGCGGCAGGAGTACAAGATGGCCGACAAATACGAAGAAACAAAGGCAGACGCTCTGGCTCGTGCGATGCAGCGAGCACGGTACGCCAAGTTGCGAGAAACGTACCCCGAGATGGAAGAATCTCGCGGAGAGGCGTCGGTTCGCGGAGGACAGTCGACGCCGTCTTACGCCGACCCTCGAGTACCCTACCGCTTTGAAGAGCCGCATCCCGACATCGCAGGCATGGAGCAGCCATTCGTATCTGCCGGCGTTCCGATTACCGGTCCCCCGCAAATGCGCAAACGTGACTCCGACAAGTACGGAGCGCGGCCCGTGCCCCACACCCCTACCAGAGGTCCGGGAGAAGTAGAGATCGTAGACCAAGTGGGCCTGCTCTCCCGAGTTCCGCCGAGCGACGCTCCTGACGAGCGCGCAGATTTCTTAAAGCGTCCGTATGGGTATGCGCTTGAAGAGGGTACTCGCTACGCGTTTTCCGAAACTGACACCACTCCTCCGTACCAGATATTGGTTCCAGATGACACCGGCGTAGGAGCTTTTCATGCGGACTTTGAAGTAAGTCGCAGCGACAAGGCCAACGCCGTCGCCTTCGACGCTCTTATGGATTTGGAAAACCGAGCAAGTAAGCGTAGCGACATGTCCCCCGAGACACGCGAAAAGTTCGATAACCTGATGGAAGCGAAGGCCCGCGCCAAGTTGTCGGCAGCTGGTTTCCCTCTTCCAAGAAGTACAGGCATCGATTCCTTGTACACGTACCTGCGGAACGAGTTTAACGCGGGCCGGTTCGGCAGAGGCGCGGCGTTCAAGTACGACAGCCTTAACGAGGCGCTGAACCCCAATCCCTACAAAGATCGCGCGGAGGACTAATGAGTTTCGTATCTCACGACCTCATCTGCGAGAACGGTCACGGCATGCCCGCCGAGGTCTACCGTCGATCTGACGGGCCGCCTCCGTGCGAGCACTGCGGTGCTCCGACTCGCATCGGCTGGTTCAGCGGAGCCGCGCCTTCGTTCACGGGCTTCGGCTCCATGAACATCGACGGCAAGGAGATGTCGACCGGAGACTTCGAAGTCTACCGGCGTGGTCTCGAAGCCAAGAACCCCGGCAAGCACGTCAAGGTTGATGCGTTTACTGACAAGCAGGTCGATCGTCGCATCGAAGACCGTAAGTCTCGGCTTGCCGCCAGCCGCAAGGCGCGCGGCATCGACGTAGCCGCCGTAGCCGAACAGCGCGTTGAGAGTGCTGTGAAGAAGCTGGAAGCCGCCGAGCGTGGTAACCTTTCGTCGAAGGCGGTCGAGGCCGCTCGTACCAAGGTCGTAAAGACCGCCAACTCGTTCAAAAACATCGCGTGAGGTGAATCATGGCTCTCTCCCCCGCCGCCAAGCGGCTCAAGAACCTGAAGAAGGGCAAGAAGTCCGACAAGCCAGAAATGGACGAGAAGGACGACAAGCCCAAGGCTGAGGCCAAGGACGACAAGGGCGGCGATAAGGGTGGAGAGAAGTCTCTCGCTGACATGCTCGACGAGAAGATGGGCGGAGAGGAAGAGATCGAAGAGACCGCCGTGACCGAGTCTGTCGAGATGGGCGGTGCCGACGACGCCAACATGGCTGGCGGAGACGCTGCCACGGACCCCGTCAAGGTGTTCGCTGACGTCCTCGACCTCGACGACATCACTGCTCAGGCAGTCTACGGCGAGGCCATGGCAATGGCTGACCTGGCAGACATGTCTCCAGAGCAGATGGCCAACAAGATCAAGGGCAACTACGACATGCTCAAGAAGATCATCATGAGCATGGGCGAGAAGGCCGCTATGGCCATGAAGGACGAGATGAACCAGCCAATGGACATGGGTGGCGGAATGCCCGCTGGCCCTGACATGGGTGGTCCGCCGATGGGTGCTCCGGCTCCCGGCGGCATGGGCCCAATGGCATAAACCCGCGAAGGAGTAGATCGTGGAAACCGAAGTGAGCAACACCCCCGAAGCTGTCAGCGCAACCGATGACTCTTCATCGGTAGAGAGTGCGTCCCCTACTACCCCGCAGTCAGACCCACCGTCTGCCTCAGCGGACTCTGGCGCAGGCAGCGCCTCCCCCGAAACTCCGTCCTCTACGCGGTCACAGGCTGCGGAGTCTTCGGGGGAGGCATCTTCGGATGCGGGGATCGTAGAAGAGACCGCCGTCTCGTGGAACGGCGAGATTGACTCTCTCAATAAGGCCGAGTGGTTCAACAGCATCGACGAAAAGCACCGCAACGTGCTTCTCGATGGCATGCAGACCAAGTACAAGCATCTCGAGAGCGGCTTCACCAAGAAGACGCAGGAGATGGCTGAGTTCCGTAAGGCCGCCGAGGAGAAGGAGCAGCAGCTCGCCTCAGAGCTCTCTCGTTACAAGCGCTGGCTGGACACGGGAGAAGACCTTGGGACCCAGGCGCTGCGCGAAGCCGACGAACTCCGGCAGAAGCTGGAAGGAGCAACGGCCGAGCGTGAAGCAGCAGAGAGGGTCTTGCGCGAACAGCTCGCACAGGAGTTCAGCCAGCAGCTGAGCCCCGTCGAACAGGAGCGCGACCAGCTTCGCCAGCGTCTCGAAGAATCTCAGCGCGTCGCCGCTGAGCAGGAGCAGGCACGCAACCAGGAGGTCCTACAGGGCCTGGTCAAGTGGGTCGACCAGACCGCACCTGACCTCTGGGGCGATGACAACGAAGAAGCTCTGACGATGTTCACGACCTTGCTTGAGACTGGCGCGGCACAAGACCCCCAGACTGCCCTCAAGATGGTCGGAGCTCTTCACCCCAAGTTCAACCCAACCGCTCCTGAGGAAATCCCCGCCTCGATCGACGTGATGAACCACGAGTCCACGGCAACCTTCGAGCTGCCTGGAACCGAAACACGACGTGCTGGGTATGACGACCTCAAGCGACAGATGGAAGAGCAGCTGTTTGCTGCTCGCCGAAGAGGCTGACCCATGGCTGCCAAGACCAAGAACGTGCCCACTGACAAGGCTCTCTACGCCCGCGTAAAAGCTGCGGCGAAGAAGAAGTTCAAGGTCTACCCTTCGGCGTACGCCAACGGATGGCTTGTCCGCGAGTACAAGAAGCGCGGCGGCACATACAGGAAGGCGAAGCTCAAGGCTGGCGGGAGGGACTGATGGCAAAGACCAAGGGCGGCCTCGATCGCTGGTTCAAGGAAGAGTGGGTCGACATCAAAACCGGCAAGCCGTGCGGTCGGCAGAAGAGCGAAAAGTCTCGGAAGAGCAAGTACCCCGCCTGCCGGCCGTCGAAGCGTGTATCAAAAGATACACCCAAGACCGCCAGTGAGATGAGTTCGGAGGAGAAGAAGCGCTTCAAAAAGACCAAGACGGGGCCGAAGCGTATCCCATACCAGCACTCCAACCCTGGCCGTAAGCGCTCCAGCACAGCGAAGCGCAAGAAGTCGGGCAAGAAGAAAAAGCTGGTTATCTCAACGTCTT